TTTGTTCACCTTGGTGAATTAGCCGACGATAAGTCGATTTTTAGCCGACAAAACACAGTGACGGCTAACGAGAAAATATATGTTGAACTGCACTTTTAGCCGTATTAGCCGTATTAGCCGATGTTTTGAAAAACTATTTTTGTTCACCTTGGTGAATTAGCCGACGATAAGTCGATTTTTAGCCGACAAAACACAGTGACGGCTAACGAGAAAATATATGTTGAACTGCACTTTTAGCCGTATTAGCCGTATTAGCCTACATTCCTAAAGAAAAAGAAGTAAGTAATAAGTATAGGTAATAGGGGTTTATAGGAAATGGACGGCTAAAGCGGCTAACGGCTAACGGGAAGCAAAAAAGAAGCGAGGTGAAGGATGGGTTCAGATGCGCCGCTTTTCAAAGGCCGCATGTGCGTGGTGGACGCCAAAGGCCGCGACGTGTTCTGCGGGGACACCGTGGCCGACTGCTACTGCGAGCGGCACGAGGTAATGGCGTTCAAGATCATAGACACCGACCATGCCTGGATCGTCGACGAGGAAGGGCGCGATCTTATCCCGCACCTGGTGGAGAAAGCAAGCTGAAACTCCGCTCCACGGCACTTTGACAATCGAATATGCTATAATCGCTTCACGCTGCATCGCAGGGAACCGATACTTCGTTTGGATCGAAAATTGTCTTGAAAACAATCTAAGCGGTTCGAGTCCGCATTTCGGTTTCCGTTTTCATCAGCGCACTCTCTTTGAAAACCATGCGCGCATCGCAGGAACCGGCTACTTCCACTTCTAATGGCGTTGTTGTTGGTTCGAGTCCAACTCTGGAGACATTCTGGATAGCTCAAAAGGCAGAGCACGAAAAAAAACGCCGATTCCGTTTTCATCGCGCATGGTTGGAGAACGCTACAAGGCTGCGCATCGCAGAGCATCGGTTACATCGACTGGTAATCGAGAGGCCGCGGGTTCGAGTCCCGTCCTCGCCCGAACGGGCGAGGTAGCTCAGTTGGTTAGAGCGCTTACGTACCGTGCTCGTTTTCATCGCAGCCGACAAAGCCGTGTTACGCCGTTATGGAGACGGCTCGGGCTGTAAACCCGTAGTTCCTACGTCGCGGGGTTCGATTCCCTGACACGGCACCATACATACGATGCTGCGCATCGCAGGATTCGGCTACTTCTGATGCCATGATTCAGACCAAAAAACTCCGAATCCGATTTCATCGCAGCACTCACTCCACGAAGCGATTCCTGAACAGGGTCGCTTCTTTATTTTCCAAGGAGAAACACATGTCCAATTTCAACGCAAAGGCAACCGCGAAGACCACGAACAAAAGCGGGCATTCTGCCTACAAGATGGCCGACAAGGAAAAGCTGGTCACGCAGGTTCTCACCACCTTCTTCAACGAGCCGAAATACCACGGCGACAATTCCGGCGAGCTGATGGAGACGGCATACGCCGTCATCGCAAAAGAACCTGAGTTCGTGGCGAAGCTCGCGATCTATGCCCGCACCGTGTTCAACATGCGCAGCGTGTCGCACGTCCTGTGCGCGATGCTGGCGAACAGGGTCAAGGGCGCCGGTTTCGTTCGCACGACCATTGCAAAGTGCTGCGTTCGAGGCGACGACATCACCGAGATTCTGGCGTGCTACATCTCGATGTACGGCAAGCCGATTCCGAACAGCCTCTGGCGAGGATTGAAGGACGCGCTGAAAGCCGCTCCTCCTTATGCTGTCGCCAAGTACCAGGGGGCGGATAAGGCAGTTAAGATGGCCGACGCGATCAAGATGTGCCACCCCAAGCCCGGCGACGTGTTCAAGGATTGCATTGAGGGGACACTGCCCGTTCCAACTGGCTGGGAAACCGAGCTTTCCGCGAAGGGCAACACCAAGGAGGCGTGGGAAAGTCTCATTGCGGAGCGCAAGATCGGCTACATGGCGGCGCTGCGCAACCTCCGCAACATGGTCAACGCGAACCCCTCGAACCTCGATGAAATCCTCTCCATGATCGCCGACCCCGAGCGCGTGAAGAAATCGCGCCAGCTCCCGTTCCGTTTCCACACCGCATACAAGCAGATGAAGAGCGCACCAAACGCCGGTTCAAAGGTGCTCGACGCTTTGGAGGACGCAATGTCGGCCTCGGTCGCCAACATGCCCGAACTTCACGGAACAACGGTCATAGCCGTTGATTGCTCTGGCAGCATGACGTATTCGACCATCAGCGGAAAATCGACCGTGACGCCCATGGAGATAGCTTCCGTTCTCGGCGTGTGCGCCGCCGTGTCCGCCGACAATGCCATCCTGTACGCTTTCAGCGACGATGCGGTCAAGGTCAACGTTTCACGACGAGGAGGAATTCTCGCGCAGTCAGAGGGCGTATACACCTCGGTGCGCTACCACGGAGGCACGAACATGCACGCCCCGTTCGATGCGATGATCCGAGACGGAGTGATGGCAGACCGAGTTATCGTGCTGTCCGACAACGAAGTGAACTGCCGGTGGGGCGATCCTGTTCAAAAGATAGCCGACGAGTACCGCCGCAAGACCGGGAACGATTGCTGGGTGCATGCCATCGACCTCCAGGGTTACGGCACGCAGCAGTTCCACGGAGCGAAGACCAACATCATAGCCGGATGGAGCGAACGGGTGCTTGAATTCGTATCACTCGCGGAACAAGGAGCTGGCGGAATCGTCGCCAAGATCGACGAGACGGTGCTTTGATGTGCCTCATCGAACGCCAAGCCGAGTTGCTGCGGCTGGAGGCGGAAGTCATCGCAGAGAACATTTCATCCCACCTGAACGGAGAATCTAGCAGCTACCTTTACAGCGGCATGATCGGGCGCGGCTCAACCAAGACGGCAATAGCGGACGATTTGCGGAAGCTGCGCCGCGATGCGTTGGTGCTGATGAAGATGCTGGAAGGAGAGGGACGATGAAGAGTGAATTTCAACCATGCCCCGTATGCAAATCTAATTCGATAAGACCCGTCATTTCAAGGAAGGGCGATTCCGTCAAATGTAACGATTGCGGGTTCTCCGTTCCGGTTCAAGCTCCTAAAGTATGCGTTTTGTCTGAATGGAAGAAGCCGTTCATCGATCAATGGAACGAATACTGCAAGGAAGTGAAGGTAGGCATCGACCTTGCCAACGGACCAGACTTCTCTGCCACTTATACACCGCGGTACTGTAATGACGGGAGTGAGAAATGAGCGAAATCGACCTCAACGATTACAAGTCACCGGAGATCAAAGTCGGAGATCAGACGATTCAAGTGATCTGCCGAATCGACGTGGACAGTCTGGCCGACATCCTTGTACGCAGAACCAACGAGCAGCTGTTCCACGAGGCCGCAACCCTGCAAGGCTACGTCAAGGAGCGCACGTGCAAACCTATCTGTAAAGGCACGAGCGTATCGTGCGACGTATGCGGGAGCGAGCTGCACGATCCGTATAGGTTCTGCGGCGGATGCGGCGCGAAGGTGGCGGGCGAATGAGCGAGAAGAAGTATCTGCTCACCGAAAGCGATATCAGGCAAATCAAAGACCTCGAATGCGGCTGGTGCGCAGACAACGCGGGCGGGCATTTCAACTGCGCAGACGCATCGAATGCGGAACAGGAGCGGTTCCTCGAAGCCCACGAGTACCGCGAACGCACGTGCGAGATGATCGACCTTAAAACAGGAGATCGAGCAGACTACGATTGCGACGAGCATGTGTTTCACTGCGAGGTGTGTCATGCGGAACGCGGTGTGTACGCATACAACGAGGACGGCGACGTGTGGGCAGAGATGCCGAAATACTGTCCAGAGTGCAGAGCCAAGGTGGTTAAGCCATGACGAACTGGGAGCATTACTTCGGCACTCCTGAAAAGGCGGCGCGCATGGATGTGCGGTTCGATAGTTGGCCGTCCAGGGTGAGCATAAACATGGTGGAGAGATTCAGCGACCACACGATCTCTCGTCGCTTCGTCGTTCACGACATGACGCCCGATGAGTACCGCGCCTGGCTCGATGCCGAGTACGACGACGGCACCATCGTTTTCGAGGATTGATAGGCATGGGCAAACCAGACCTGCACCCAACAAAATGCAACCTGTGCGGCGCAAAGGTCATTTACACCTCGAACGCCGCCGTATACGGGCGCGAGTACGGCAGCGGAAAGTGCTACTTGTGCACCAGATGCGGAGCCTACGTCGGCACCCACAAGCCGCGGCCTCGCGAAGCATTGGGCCTCTTGGCCGATGCCCGGATGCGCAAGGGCAAGGTGATGTGCCACGAGCTCTTCGACGCGATGTGGCGGGGCAAGAACAAGGCGAGGGACAAGCGGAAGCGGCTGTACCTTTGGCTGTCCGTAAAGCTGGAAATACCGTTCGAGGAGTGCCATTTCGGCTATTTCGACCTGCCGACGCTGCGAAGAGCCTACGTGATACTGCGCGATACAGAGCCGGAGAAGATTTGGAAGGAGATGAACGGAGAATGGCCGAGTACATCGTAGACACGGAAAAAGCTCCGTCCGTGCTGCGCGCTCTCGTCAAGCACGAGAGCGCGAATTTAAAGGAGATCGTGCGGTGCCGAGACTGCAAGTTCTACTATCAACTTGACCGCTTGTGTCACAAAAACAGCCGCATTCTTATTAGCGTCACACCTGACAGCTACTGCAACTACGGCGAGCGGAGGTAGGAACAATGAATAATTACACGCCCGAAGAGCTGCAAAGCATCCTCGACCTTCACAGGAAGTGGCTGTACAACGAGGAAGGAGGCGAGCGGGCCGATCTCATGTATGCAAACCTCAGGGGTGCAGACCTCAGGGGTGCAGACCTCATGTATGCAAACCTCAGGGGTGCAGACCTCAGGGGTGCAGACCTCATGTATGCAAACCTCATGGATGCAAACCTCATGGATGCAAACCTCATGGGTGCAAACCTCATGGATGCAAACCTCATGGATGCAAACCTCATGGATGCAAAAGACATTCATCCGCTCTATGCCGCTCAGGCTTCAATCGTCCCTGAGACCGGTGCGTTCATCGGGTGGAAGAAAGCCTACACGAATGGTGATTTTGGTTCTTACGCTCCGGTGATCGTTAAGCTGGAAATCGCCGAGGACGCGAAGCGCAGCAACGGAACCGGCAGAAAGTGCCGCTGCTCTAAAGCTAAGGTTCTCGACATTCAGACGATGGACGGCGAGAGCTTGGACGTAGAGGCGTATTCCGGTCACGATGACACGTTCAAGTACAAGGTCGGTGAAACGGTCGAGCCTGTCGAGCCGTTCGACGATGACCGTTGGAAAGATTGCGCTTCGGGCATCCACTTCTTCATCACGCGCGCCGAAGCGGTGCATTGGTAATCGGACGGAGGAAAGAATCATGAATGGTTATCAGCGCGTCTGCGCGAACTGCAAGTGGTGGGTTCCGACTTGCGAGGACGGAGATTCGTACAGCGAGGGCGGAGCGTGCCATCGCTATCCTCCGACCGTGATCAACGAGGACGGATACGCGAAGGCCGTAGCAGATGCGAAGAAGTACCGGGAAAAAGCGCTCGAATACGCATGCAATTTGCGGCATAGGCAGGGGTGCGATTGCAGACGCAGGCGCGGCGAGTATTGCAAGAGCGTTATCGAGGAAGTGGACGGCGAATGACCGAACGCGAACGCTACATAATCCTGCGAAACGGGAAGCTCGTTGCTGCCGGGACAGCGAGCGAATGCGCGAAGGCTACCGGCCTCAAACCGAGAACAATCCAGGCATACGCAGCCGACCCGAGGCGGGTAGGCATCTGGCACGTGAAGCATGCGCCTAAAGGCATCTGACCAGACAAGGAGAGAGCATGAAAAAGAAGATCATCGCAGCAATCGCAGCGGCGGTTATCGCCATGGCGGCTCTGGCTGGCTGCTCGGAAGCGAACAGGGTTTCCGCGAACCTATCGCTCGAAGCGGACAACTTCAACGATGTTCGGCAGCTCACCGTCATCAACTGCATTCAGGGCGACACCCTGTTTCAGATGACGGGCAAAATGTCGATCAATTACGTTCCCGAGCGGAGCCAGCTAGAGGTCATCGTCGAGGACGAGAACGGCGAGTACAGCAAGCACTTCGTCGGCATCAGCGATAACGTCACTTATGTTGTTGAGGACATTTCGTCTGGCGACGTTGACAAATACAAGTACACGCTCAACTTCAATCCGAACATGTGGATACCCGTTGGAGCGGATTACGTTGATTAGGATGGTGATCGACCGATGAGCATGTACGGGAACCGAGAGCCGTCTGGAATCGGAACATGCTTCGCTGTTTCAGCCATCGCACTTTTCGTGTTCGCCGCGATGGCGCACGGGACAATCGGAGTTGCAAGATTACTGGCAAGGGCATGCAGCTAGGCCATCGGCTAGGAGGCCAGGGGCGCGTCTGGCCAATAACAACGCGCAGCGTTAAAATGACGCTTAACTAATAACATTTAAGAGGAGAGACAGCATTTGGCTAAACATACAGCAAACGCATTAAAGTCAACCATCAACAGGAGGGAGCGCGCGAAGAAGTACCTGGAGCAGTATTGCCCCACGTTCTGCCGGAGCATCCAATCGAAGCTCATGTTGGATCAACTCGAATCGCAGAGGGATAGCTGGACGCAACGGTACGACACGTGCGGAGGCGGGTCTGGCAACAAGAAAGACATAGGAGACATAGTTGCGAGGTTCGATGCTCTCGTTTCCGACGCGAAAAGAAGGACGGCTGCGCTGGAGTTCTTCTTGGAAGAGATAGATTCGGTAGTTGCGAACGTCCAAGCTGAGAACCCGAACGCGGCCGTAGCCCTGACGAAGAGGTACCTTGTCGTAGGAAAAGCTCCTGAGTGGATGGACATAGCAGACGATCTAGGATACGCGGAGGCGACCGTTAAGCTTCACCACGCTCGCGGCCTCGACTTGGTAGCAGACATCCTCGAAGAGAACGATTACGATTCAAAACTCTATACGTTTTTATACGCGAAACCATGATATTCTTTCTTTAGCGAAGTCCGTCATACAGGCGGGCTTTTTCTATATGCGCATCAAGCCGCCCATTCGGACGGCTTTTTTATTGCCATGACAAAGGAAGGACAAACGAAATGGATGTGTTCGAGATCGGCCGCATCGCATCGCGATACGAAACCTACATGGCGCGCAAGACGCTTCACGCCGTAGCAGAGGCGGTGGAGCGCATGGCACGCGCGAAGAACGGAGGAGCGGAATGAAGAAGATCTATCACGACCTCAGCACGAGAGACGAAGTTATCGAAGCTATCAAGGCGGCTGGCGAATACATATCCGAGCACGCTGGCAACATCCTGGGAGACTATCCGAGCGGTCTTGTCGAGCTGGATATAGAAGTCAGCGCCAAGTTCGACTGTAGCGACGCTGTATGCATAGATGTGCGGCGCAAGCATTACGTGACAGGGCGGGAGACCGGTGCTTAGATCGTGCCCTGTATGCGGGCGCATCCACGACAGCCGCATCAAGTGCAGGAGCAAGCAGCGCGTTCCGCGTGAGTCGAGGGCGTCCAAGTACCGAAGCACAGCAGACTGGCAGCGCACGCGCAACGAGGCGCGCGACCTCGACATGAACATGTGCGTCGTGTGCCGCTCGCTCGGCATCATCACTACGGACGGCCTCAGCGTCCACCACATCGTCCCGTTGGAGGAGGACTTCGGCCTTCGCAACGACCTCGACAACTGCGTCACGCTCTGCTCGATGCATCACGAGGAGTCAGAGCGAGGCGATATAAGCCGTTCTGAGCTTCGAGATTTAATAGGACGATACCGGACAAGGGAATAGCAATCCCCCCCGGTCTGACGCGATCCTGTGGCCTCTCAGCGGTACACCAACGCCGCCCAGACAAACGCACGAACTGTTTTTAACTCATGAAAATCCCCAAACCGAAAACCACGGAAGGAGGTGAGGCGCATGGCGAGACCGACGCTTCCGGTGGACATGCTGTCGGACGGCACGCGCATCTCCAACGCCGAGCGGGAGGCGCGCGCCGCCATGGAGCGGGAGCTGCGCGGCAAGAGCGACCGCCTAGACCCGCCAGCCGAATGGAGCGACGAGCGCAAGGGCCTGTTCGAGTTCATCGTGCGCGAGTGCTTCCCGGAGGATTCCCTCTGCAACCTCGATTACTTCCTGCTCGAAGAGCTCGCGATATCGCTCGACCGCAAGGCGAAGCTGGACATGCTGATAGACCATGAAGGAGCCGGAGTGGAGGCGCTGTCCAACGTGCAGACGCGCCAGGCCAGGGAATCGTGCCGCAAGAGCGCGCTCGACTGCATGCGCGACCTCGGCATGTCGAGGGCCGCGCGCGCCAAGGTCGCCGACAAGGCGGCTAGCATAGCGAAGAAGCCCCTGACGGTCTTCGACGTCATGGGCGACGATGAGGATTGACCATGCAGCCGTCTACGCCCGCGCCGTGGTCGAAGGTACGCTATCCGCGCCTCACATCCAAGTAGAGGGAATCGACCTCGCACCGCGCTACGTAAAGCTCCAATGCGCCGACTTCCTCAAAATGTGGGACGGCGATCATCCGAAGTACATTGTTGACATAAAAATGCTCGCGCGCATCTGCCGCATCTTGTCCGTGTTGCGGATGGCGAAGGGGCCGCGCACGGGAAAGACGATCTACGAAGCGCTGTCCGGCTATCAATGGCTCATCATCACGGCGCTGCTTTGCTGCGTTCACCGCGATAATCCGAAAAGGCGGCGCTACGAACGCGCGCTTTTGGAGATATGCAGAAAGAACGGGAAGACGTTCGTTGTAGCCGTTCTCTTTATTCTGCTTTTCCTTTTGGAGCCTCCGTTCTCGCGCTTCTTCAGCGTGGCGCCAGACGGCGATCTTGCGCGCGAGATAAAGAAGGCGCTCGACCCGCTCATATCGGTCAACGACGAGGCTTTGGCTGGCGACCTCGACGTTCGGCGCGACTGGATACGCAGCAAGCGCAGCAAGACGGAGTACAAGCCGCTGAACTACTCGACGAACCGCATGGACGGCAAGGAGCCGAACGCCTTTATCGCTGACGAGATCGGCGCGTTGCCGACGAACTACCCCATCGAGGCGATGCGATCAGGCCAGCTTCTTGTGGACATGCCGCTCGGCTTCTGCACGTCGACGAAGTACCCCACGATCGACAACCCGCTTGAAGACGAGGTCTCGTACGCGAAGAAGGTGCTCGACGGCATCATCGAGGACGAGGCGTGCTTCGCGCTCTTGTACGAACCCGACGACACGAAGGGCTGGATGGACGACGACGCCGTCCTTGCCCAGGGGAACCCCTTGTCGCTCGAAATCGAGAAGGTTTGGGACAACCTGCTGAAATGGCGCGCCGAAGCTGTAGCCGTCGAGAGCAAGCGCGAGAACTTCATCACGAAGCACTGCAACATCGTCTACCAGGGAGCAGGGACTGAATCCTACGTGCCGATAGACGCCGTGAAGTCGGGGTCGGAGGAATCGATAAGCTTCGCAGGCCGCTCGCTGTACGTCGGCGTTGACCTCGCGATGACGAACGACAACTGCGCCGTTGCCGTCGCGTTCGAGGACGACGACGAGATATTCTGCGACGTCATCGCGTTCTTCCCAGCAGAGCGCCAGCATGAGAAGACCGTTTTCGAGAAAGTGGACTACCAGCAGTTCGTCAACGCCGGGAACGCCGTCGCATGCGGCGGGATGGTGGTCGACTACTCCGTGATCGAGGAGTTCGTGAAGAGCATCGAGCGAAAGTACGGCGGAACCGTCGTGTCCCTCGGATACGACCGCTACAACGCAATATCGAGCGTCCAGAAATGGGATGAGGCTGGCATCACCTGCGTTGAGATCAAGCAGCATTCGAGCGTGCTGCACCCTCCGACGAAGCTGCTCGCCGAGAAGATCGAGAGCGGGCAGTTCCACTACCTGAAGAACAAGCTGCTCGAAATCAACTTCCAGAACGCGCGCTGCTCGTTCGACACGAACCTCAACCGTTACGTGAACAAGAAGAAATCGAACGGCAAGGTCGATATGGTCGTCGCTTTGCTCAACGCCGTTTATCTGCTTCAGCAAGACATCATCTTCGGCGACGACTTCGTTTGCCAGTATTAGGAAGGAGGTGAGGAATTGGGAATCATGGATTATTTCGTCCGAGCGTCGGAATCGGCTGATGACGAATCCGTAACCGGCGACGACCTTCTAATCGGAGGAGCGACGCCGCTCGTCACGATCACGAAGACCGAGGCGATGGCGATCCCGGCGTTCGCCGCATGCGTGGACACCATATCGGGCACTGTTGCGTCGTTGCCCGTGAAGCTGTACGCGAGGAACGGCGATTCCGTTACAGAGCTGGAGGACGATCCCAGGGTGCTCATGCTGAACGGGGACACGGGGGATCTGCTCACCGGCCCTGAAATGAAAAAGGCGATCGTCGAGGATTACTACTGCTCGGACGTCGGCGGCAACATGTTCGTCAACTACGCAAGCCCCTACTCGAACGAGATAGAAAGCCTCCACTACGTGCGAGCCGAAGACGTCTGCCCGATGGAGGACGAGGTCTACGACCCGATTTTCAAGCACGTCGCGTACATGATCGGAGGGCGGCGGTACGAGCAATGGCAGATCGTCAGAGTGCTTCGCTCCACGAGAAACGGGCGTTTCGGGCGAAGCGTCATCACGGCGAACCAGGTCGCACTGTCCGTCGCGTACATGACGATGCTCTACGAACGGTCGCTCGTCCAGCGCGGGGGAAACAAGCGAGGCTTCCTGAAATCTACGAAGGGGCTAGGGAAAAAGGCGCTGAAAGCCCTGAAAGACGCGTGGCGCCGGTTCTACGGCTCCACGGACGAGAACGTCGTAGTGCTCAACAACGGACTGGAGTTCCAGGAGGCTTCGGCAAGCTCCACCGAGATGCAGCTGAACGAGAACAAGCAGACCAACGCGAACGACATCTACAGCATGTTCAAGATGCCTCCAGAAATCATCAGGAGCGGAGGAACCGACAACGCGAGCAAGAACGCGCGGGACAACTACATCCGATTCTGCATCATGGACGTCCTGGCCGCGTTCGTCGCAGCCCTTAACCGGTCTTTGCTGCTCGAATCTGAAAAACCGACCCATTTCTTCGGGTTCGACCTGTCCGAGCTCACGAAGGCCGACGTCAAGGAGCGCTGGGAGGCGTGGAAGATCGCAAAAGAGGGCGGCTTCGTCATGGTCGACGAGGTGCGCAAGTCCGAGAACATGCCGCCGCTCGGCATGGAGTACACCAACATGGGGTTGCAGGACGTTCTCTTCGACGCGAAGAGGAACAGGATCATCGTGCCGAACATGGGCAAGGCGATAGACCTCGACGACCTGCAACCGTGCGAACCGGGCGAACGGCCCGCGTCCGACGATGGGAACGTCAAGGAGCCAACCGACGAAGGAGGTGAAACAGAGGATGAAGGTCAACATCAGAGCTGATTCGGTTGAAATTACCGGGTACGTGAACGCGGTAGCCCGTGAATCCCGCGTGCTGCGCGACAAGGACGGCTATTTCACCGAGACGATCAAACCGGGCGCTTTCGCCCGCGCGCTCATGCGAGGCAAGCGCAAAATGCTTCTGAACCACGACAAGGAGCGCATCATCGGCGAGGAGGGGAAGAACCTGGAACTCAAAGAGGATGCGATTGGTCTCTACGCTCGCGCCGTCGTCACCGATCCCGAGGTGATCGAGAAAGCGCGAAACAGAGAATTGCGCGGATGGAGCTTCGGCTTTCGACCGCTGAGGCAGAGCAAAAGCGAATCTGCCGGGATGGAGCATCGCGCCATCGAGGACATGGAGCTGACCGAAGTTTCGATCATCGACCAACGGCTTCTGCCGTGCTACTCCGCAACGAGCGTGTTCACGCGCGCCGACGACGGAAACGGCGCCGCAACCGTCGAGTACCGGGCAATGGACTTCGAGAGCATCGAAACGACCGAGGAGGAGAAGAGGGCGGAAGAGAAGCATGAAGCCCCTGATCTTTCCGAATATCTAGGCACCATTGAGCGGCTGAAAGCGCAGTAGACGCAAGCCGCGGAAAATAAGAACGCATGAGAGCGCCGAATGGCGCTTTTTTCATGCCCGAAAACAGGAGGAACACGTACATGAAGATTAAAGCACTGAAGGAGAAGCGCAACGCCAAGCTCGCGGAGATGACCGCCATCACCGACAAGGTAGCCGAGGAGGTGCGCGCCATCACGCCCGAGGAGGACGAGAAGTTCCGCGCGCTCGAAAAGGAGATCGACGACCTCGACAAGACCATCGACATGATCGAGAACCAGCGCGCCAAGCTCGCCATCCCCGATACGAAGGACAACGGCGACGGCACCGGCACGACCGAGGAAGAGGAAATCCGCGCATTCGCCAGCTACATCCGCTGGGGCACCCAGTCCGGCACCCTCCAGCGCGCAGACGTGAACATGGTCAACGGCGGCCCCGAAGGAACCAACGGAGCCATCATCCCCAAGACCATCGCCGACCGCATCGTTAAGCGCATCTACGAAATCTCGCCGATTCTGAGCGCCGCGACGAAGTACACCGTCAAGGGGCAGCTCGACCTTCCGTTCTACGACGAGACGAACGGCGCCATCACGGTGGAGTACGCCGACGAGTTCACCGATGCGACCTCTCACGTCGGCAAGTTCGACAAGATCATCCTCAACGGCTTCCTCGCCCGCGCCCTCACGAAGGTTTCCCGCTCGCTGATGAACGGAACAGACGTTTACCTGGTGGCGTTCGTCGTCGATGACATGGGGCTTAAGATCGCACGTTGGCTCGAAAAGGAACTGCTCATCGGCACTTCGGGCAAGGTCACCGGCCTTTCCACGTGCTCTCAGACCGTCACCGCCGCGGCGACTACCGCGATCACCGCAGACGAGCTGATCGACTTGCAGGACACCGTCATCGACTACTACCAGTCCGGGGCGATGTGGATCATGTCTCGCGCGACCCGAACCGCGATCCGCAAGCTGAAGGACGGCAACGACCGCTACCTGCTCCAGGACGACGTTACCGCTCCGTTCGGCAAGACGCTGCTCGGCAAGCCCGTGTACACGTCCGACAACATGCCCGGCCTTGAAGCTGGCAAGACCGCTATCTACTACGGCGATTTCAGCGGCCTCGCCGTCAAGTTCGCCGAGCAGCCGACCATCCAGGTTCTCCAGGAACTCTACGCGCCGCAGCATGCCATCGGCGTTCTCGGCTTCGTCGAGGTAGACGCGAAAATCCAGGTTGAGCAGGCAATCGCGCAGCTCAAGATGGCGGCTGCGTAATGAAGCTGCTCGTCAACAAGTCCTTTTCCGGCGTTCTCGGAAACGCCGGCAAAGGCCAGGAAATCGAGGTTCCCGCTGCGGTCGGAAAGAAGATGATCGCCAGCGGGTACCCCGTCACGGAGGTGAAGGCCAGTGGCAGACGAAACGCTGGAAAGCCTGAAAGCAAGCCAGATACCGAATAACGTCCTGCTCCGCTACCTGCGCCTTGAACCCGACTACGTGGACGAGTTGGAAATGCAGACCGTTTCCGCCGTGTACGATGCCGCGCTGTCCTACGTCTACGAACGGTGCGGCATCGATGCGGAGTATGCGGACGAGTACCCGGACATAGCGATAGCCGTCCTGATACTGGCGCGCGACATGTACGACAACAGGGCGCTCTACGTGGACAAGGCGAACGTGAACCGAGCTGTCGAATCTATCCTCTCGTGCCATGACTTCAATCTACTTTAGGAGGTGGAGCCGTGGATTACGACCAGCCTTTTGAATTGCAGAAACAGCAGACGGTTCAAGACGATGGCGGTTCCGTGTCCGTCGAATGGGCCACGGTCTACCGAGGGTACGCGCGCATGTCCAGCCTCGGCTCAACCGAGTTCTGGCAAGCGGCAGCCGTCAAGGCGCAGGACACGATCAAGCTGTTCACGCGCTTTCATCCCGTGTTCGACGGTATGGACACGCGCGAAGCGCGGTTGCTCTGGCGCGGCAAGGCGCTCGACATAACCAGCATCGAGAACGTCAACTTCCGAAACGAGCAGATCGTCATAAGGGCGGTGTTCAGCGAATGAGCAAGGGAATCTACGTTGACGCTTCCGGCTTCGGAGACGCGTTCGAGGGCATCCTGGACGATTTCATGGATCAATGCACGTTGGATGCGAAAAAGGCCGTGCAGAAAGGCGGTAACGCATGCAAGAAGCAGCTCCAAGCCACTACCGATCCGAGGATGACCGGCGAGTACGCCGCAGGATGGAGGATGCGCACCGACAATGACCGTTTCGGCGGCTACTACGTGCGCGTCTACAACGCCTCCAAGCCGTCGCTCACGCACCTGCTGGAGTTCGGACACGAGAAGTGGGTGCATGGAGTCGATACAGGCGAGCGAGTTCCGGCGCATCGGCACATCGAGCCAGCATACGAGACGGGCGCTGAGACGATCTTGAAGGAGCTTGGCAGATGATGGAGCGCAAAGACGTTTTCGCCATTCTCAAATCAGCCGGAATGCCCGTAGCGTACCGCCAATGGGCACCGGCCAAACCGCCTCCGCTCCCATACGTCGTGTTCTTCCAAACAGGCAGGAGCGACGCATACGCGGATAACTCCAACTACGCGAAGGTTCCGCGCTGGTGCGTGGAGCTGTACAGCGAGGGAAAGAACGACGACGGCGAGGCGGCGATAGAGCGGGCGCTTTCGGAAAACCAGATCACATATTCGATCAACGAAACGGGCGACCAGGGCGATTACTTCCTGGTCGCCTATTACTTCGACACAATCTAGGAGGATGACATATGGCAAACGAAGCAACCAACAAAGTGCGATTCGGCCTCTCTGACGTGGCCATCGCTCCTCTTACCGGACCGGGTACCTATGGCGATATTACCAAGATTCCCGGCGCGGTGAGCCTGTCCACGTCCCCTGAGGGCGGCACCGAGAAGTTCTTCGCCGATAACGGCGCTTACTACACTTGCGTCACCAACGCCGGTTACACCGGCGATCTTGAAATGGCGCTCATTCCCGATTCCGTCAAGGTCGCGATCTTCGGTTGGGAAATCGACAAGAACGGCGCCCTCGTGGAGATTGCAGATGCTGTTCCCAAGCCTTTCGCCCTGCTCTTCAAGGTTAAGGGAGACGCGAAGGATCGCCTCAACGTGTTCTACAACGTGACGGCAGAGCGACCGAGCGACGAGAACAAGACCACCGAGGACAGCGCTTCCCCGACCACCGAGAAGCTGGCCGTGACGATGATCCCAGAGGAGATTGGCGGCAAGAAGGTCACGAAGCTCTCCATCGAGAAGAGCGAGGCCAACGCTACGGCTTACAGCGGGTTCTACGATTCCGTCCTCACGCCTTCCTTCACTGAGGTTTCTTCGTAATGATCAAATCGGTCATCTACGACCGCGAAGTAATCATGCAGGGGTCGCCGTACACGTTCCTGGTCTACCGGGAGGCGTTCGACGGCGACCTCTTCAAAGCGGTTCTCGCGGCATACGAGGGCGGCACGCCCGACATGTCGATCCTGCTCCAAGTCGCATGGGCCATGTGCAGAACGCACGACGACGGTGTTTCCGATTACGCCTCATGGCTGCGCGAGTTCGATCCGAAATCCTTTGCGCTGGGCGATGCCCGCGCGCTGGAGGTGATCGACTCGGCCATATCGGCCGAGCTGTTTCGTCACGAAAAGACCGGGCGCGTCAGGAAGTGGATCGCCAGACGAATGGACGCCCTGGCGAAACGTCTTGGCGCTCGTGCGGATCGGATTCTCGGTTAAGGACATCCGCGGCATGACCATGCGCGACTTCATAGCGTACACCGACCTGGCTTTTGCGGACGGAACAAGCGGAGGCGGCGTGCGCGACGCGACGCAGGAGGACATCGACAAATTGCTTGGATAAAACGAGGAGGTGAATGTAAGTGGCAGACGCATACAAAGGTCTGACCGTCAAGCTCGGAGCCGACACGTCGAGCCTTTCAAGCGCCTTGCGCAAGGTGCGCAGCGAGGTCAGCGGGGTGAAAACCGACCTCCGTTTGGTCGAGAAGGCTCTGAAGCTAGATCCCGGCAACGTGAAGCTTCTCGCCCAGCAGCAGAAAGACTACCAGAAGGCTATCGGCGCGACGGTAAAAGAGCTCGAACTCCTGAAGGAGGCAGAGCAGAAGCTAGCTTACGAGATGACGGACGGCTTCATAGGGCCTGTCAACCCCGACCAACAGCACGAGCAATGGACGAAGCTGCAATCCGACATCGTAATTACCGAGCAGAGGCTGAAAGGCTACAAGCAGGCGCTCACGGAATCGATGGTGCAGCAGAAGCTCGCGGACTCGACGCTGAACAAGTTCGGCAAGGAAGTGGAAAGCTTCGCTGCCAAGCTCGAACCGGCGAGCAGGGCCATGTCGCAAGCGGGATCGACCCTGACGCACACGCTCACGCCGGCGGTCGTCGCGACCGGAGCAGCGGCGTTCAAGCTCGCATCGGACTTCGAGACGTCCATGAGCCAGGTCGCAGGCGCGCTGAACGACCCGAACGCCAACATGGAGGCGCTTCGACAGCTCGCGCTCGAAACAGGAGAGGACACGATCTTCAGCGCGACCGAAGCCGGGAACGCGATGGTGGAGCTTGCCAAGGGCGGTCTGACCGAGGCGGACATCAAGGGCGGGGCGCTCGCCACGACGATGGCTCTTGCCGCCGCCGGAAACATGAGCCTTGCCGACGCTGCGAACACCGTAGTTCAAGCGATGGGAGCGTTCGGCCTTTCGGCAGACCAGACGGGAGAGGCGGCGAACGCCCTTGCCGGAGCAGCAGCTGCTTCTTCCGCCGACGTATCCGACCTCACGCAAGGCTTGTCGCAGGTTTCGGCGCAGGCGAACAGCGCGGGATGGAGCATCCAGGACACAACGGCGGTCCTCGGAGCCTTCGCGGACGCCGGCGTAACGGGAAGCGACGCTGGAACGTCTCTAAAAACCATGCTCCAGCGCCTCGCCGCTCCGACCGACGAGGCCGCATCGGCGATGGAATCCCTCGGCATCAACGTCCGCGACGGCAACGGCAACATGCTCGACGCTGCCGGCGTCGCGCAAGAGCTGCAAGACAAGCTCGGCGGTCTTTCCTCCGCTCAAAAGGACGCGGCGATGCAGACGCTGTTCGGCTCGGATGCGAGCCGCGCTGCCCTCATCATGACGAACCTCGGACGCGAGGGGATGGAGAAGTACACGGCGGCGACGAACGACCAGACGGCCGCACAACGTCTCGCTGATTCGCAGATGGGCGACAGCGCCCGCGCCATCGAGGAGATGAAGGGAGCCGTCGAGACGGCGGCAATCGAGATCGGAACCGCGCTCGCGCCGGTCGTCACGGACGTTGCGAACGCTGTCGGCGAGGCTGCAACCGCGTTCAGCGATATGGACGAGGGTACGCAGAAGATGGTCATCGGAGCAGCTGCTTTGGCGGCTGGGCTCGGCCCCGCGCTTTCCATCCTGTCAAAGATGATACCTATCGTCGGCGGGGTCGGCAAGGGAATGCAGGGCGCGGCGAGGCTCGTCGCGAAGTTCGGAACGAGCACCGACGACGCTTCAAGAGCAGCGAAGGCATCGTCAGCGGCAAACGCAGCGTATGCTGCGACTTCTAATGCAGGGGCAACCGCCGCAAAAGGCATGGCTGCATCAACCACTCTTGCATCAAGAGCGCTTGGAAAGCTGAAATCAGCCATAGCGAAAACGGGGATCGGCCTCCTGGTTGTCGCCATAGGGGCCGTTATTGGCAAGATCATGGAGTTCGTCGACGCGAACGCCGAAGCGGAAGAACGCCAGCGGAGCGTAGACGAAGCGAGCCGGTCGCTTAAAAACTCGCTCAGCGGGCTGCAAGCAGGTTTCGATTCCGCGAAAGCATCTGCGAGCGATTATTCGGCGACCGCCGATGGGATCAAGGCAAAAGCAGACGAACTCACCCAAGCGCATAGAGACCTCGCCAAATCGCTCTCTGACAGCATGACCGAAGCCGGGAGCCAGGCCGGGATGCTCGAATCGTACATGGGCGTCATCGAGGAGCTGGGGACTAAGTCCGACTTGACCGCCGGCGAGCAGGCCCGTCTCCAAGATGCCGTGAACAAGGTCAACGAGGCGTGCGGTACGTCGTTCCAGCTCACGAACGATGCGAACGGCGCGCTGTACGGTCAGGTGGATGCGATCAGGGCGGTCGTCTCGGCGCAGCAGGAAAGGCTGCGGTACGAGGCGGCGTCGGAAGGGTTGAAGGACCTCTACAAGCAGCAAGAATCCGACCTGATGGAGATAGCAAGGCTAGAGCAAGAGCGAAGCGACCTCATCGCGTCGAAATCCGGCAAGACCATTGCCGAACAGAAAAAGATCAACGAGGCGATCAACGAGAACTACAACGCCCTCGTAGGAGCGCGCGACCAGTACAACGCGACAAGCGAGACCGTATCGATGTACGAGGACCGCATAGAAGAGCTCGGGGCTGCGATGGGCTCTTCTTCCGCAGAGATAGCGGAATGGGCGAACTCGAACGCCGCCGTCGCGAACGCGCTTGCGAGCACCGGCCAGAGCGTAAGCGATTTCGCATCGGCGTTGGAGGAGTGCGGGGTATCGACATCCGAGCTGTCAAGCTTGTCCGAAGAGCAGCTTGCTTCGCTTGCCCAATCCTATGATGGCAGTATCCAAAGCATCGTTGCGAAACTGCAAGAATTCGGCATCGTCGCGAAGACCGAAGGGTCAAACGCTGCTGCCGAATACGCTGCTGGCATGAGCGAGGGGGCGAGCCAAGCTCTCGCAGCCGCGTCAGAAATAACCGGCCTGTCGATCGATCAGCTGCAATCAGACTGCGCGTATTTCGGCATCGAGGGCGACGAGGCCGTGTCGGCTTACGCCAACGCATTGGCGAACGGCGCGACGCAGGCGGAAGCAGCCGCCGCAGCAGCAGCCGCCGCTGGCGCGTCGGGCGCATCGCAGACCGAACAATACGGCATGTCCGGCCAGGCGAGCGGAGACGCCTACGCGTCAGCGCTCGCAGCAAGCAAGGAACTGGCTGTTGCATCAGCGCTCGAAGTAACCGGCATGACGCTGGAGCAGTTCAACGCCGCAGCATCTCAAGCCGGCATCGAAGGAGACGAAACTGTTATTGCTTTCGCAAACCAGCTCGCGGCCGGCGTCCCGCTCGCCGACGCTGCTGGAGCAAGCAACGCAGCCGCCGCGACGAGCGCTCTTGGAACGGCTGACGGCGCTACTCCCGGATCGGTGACCGGATGGGCGTACGCCGCGGCGCTCGGCGGGCAAGCGGGAAACGCGAACGTGCAGGGCGTCCTGGTAGCAGGGAACGCTACGTCCGGCCTTGGAACCGGAGACGGATCGTCTCCAGGGTCGTCGCTCGGCGGGCAGTTCGCGTCAGGCGTCGGAAGCATGTCGGGAAGCGCCAGGACATCAGGATCGACGTTGGCAAGCTCTGCCGGCAGCGGCATGCAGTCGAACAGCGGAAGCGCTAGAACATGGGGTTCTCACCTTGGCGAGAACTTCGCAAACGGCATTAGAAGCGCAATAGGCTGGGTATCGAGTGCAGCATCCTCGCTCGCTGGCGCGGTCGCTTCCATCTTGGGTCACACCGTGCCGAAGGAAGGGCCGCTGAGAAACGGCGGCAAAGGTGAGGTCGAATGGGGCGCTCACGCCGTGCAGAACTTCGAGAGCGGTATCAAATCGCAGATTCCGTCTCTGAAAAAGACGATGGAGCAAGTGACCGGGACTGTCGCGGAAGCGCTCGAATCACCGGCTACGCTCGGAGCGAACATCACGGCTAGCGCTTCGGCTAGGAAAGCAGCATCGAACGGAGTAAACGTAACCGTCGAGCAGGACGGCGGCATCACGGAGGCAGACGTGTACAACGCTATGAACGCTGCGTTGTCGCGCCAAGACGGGCGCCCGATCATCGTAACAGTCAAAGCGGATGATAGAGAGATAGCCAGGGTGGTGAGAAAGTATGCGTAAGAAAGTGAACTACGTGAACCATCTTGGCGAAACGCTCGACCTCCACGGAGGCGGCATCTGGTGCGACAGCGGGGAGTTGGCCGACTGGGAATGGGCGGCAAAGACGCTCAACGGGCGCACGGCGGGTCTGTACCGCGAGCAAAGGACGATCCCGTTCAACCTAATCATCGTAGGGCACACGGAGCAGCATGGTTTGGAGCTGCGCAACGCCTTGTTCGAGACCATGGAGAAAGACGCGATCGTATCGAAACCGGGGAGGCTTTATGTCGATGGCTGGTACTTGAAATGCATCGCGATCTACTCGCGAAAAGACCTCTATTGGGTGACGGGTAAAGCGGCGAAATACGAAATCGGGCTGCTTGCCGACGATCCTGTTTGGACGAAAGAGCACAGCTTTTCGATGTCGAAGGACGGAACCGGAACCGGCCTGAACTTCCCGTACAACTTCCCGTACAACTTCGCAGGTTCGTCCAAAGAAGCCTCCTACATCAACAACCCTGGCATCATGGGCGCTCCAGTGAGGATGACGATTTACGGCCCCGCGTCGAATCCGTACGTGATCATCGGGAAGAACCGGTACGAGGTTGAAGCCGAAGTGAAGAGCGGAGGCAAGCTCGTCATCGACGGAACCGAGAAAACGATCACGCTCTACGACGAGTACGGAAACGCCGAGAACGCGTTTTCCAAACGCCGCGGATTGCAACGGCAAGGCAGCGGGTCGTATGTGTTCCAACCCGTCGCTCCAGGCGAGAACCTCGTTTCGTGGAACGGATCGTTCGCCTTCGACGTGGTGCTGTTCGAGCAGAGAAGCGAAAGGAGGTGGGGATCGTGATCGACCTCGTGTACACGGATCGAAACGGAATCGAGCAGGGAATCATCAACGCTTACGGCCTCGATCTGGCATACGGGAGCGACGAGAACGACTTCGAGCTGACGCTCCCCATCGACAAGAAGCTTGACATGAGGTCGTTCGTCTACCTCGACGGCACCGAATGGGGCGGCATCGTTCGAGGCGGCAAGGAATCGACGTTGGACGAGAATCCCGTGTACGTGGCAACCGGAAAGACATGGCACGGCATCCTCTCCTCGACGTTCATATGCCCGGCGTCAGGCGAGGACTACGTGACGGTTTCCGGAGAGGCCAACGCCGCCATCGGAAGAGTGCTCGAATACGTTGGGCTTGCGGACGTTTTCGACGCGTCCGCCGATGGCAGCGGCATCGAGGTGTCGCATCGGTTCGAGCGCTACACCGACTGCTACAGCGGCATCCGCAAGATGCTCAAATCGAGCGGGGCGAAGCTGAAGATCGACAAGCATCCGGGATGCAAGCCGACCCTCTACGCCGCGCCGATAAGCAGCTACGTAGACACCGACGAGGCGTGCCGGTACGGCTCGAAGATCGAGTGGGGCACGCCGGTGAACCACCTGATCTGCCTTGGCAAGGGCGAGCTGTCGGAGCGAACCGTCATCCATCTGTACGCCGACGAAAACGGCAACGTCAGCAGGACGCAGACGCTGTTCGGGCTGGACGAGGTCCAGGAAGTCTACGACTACAGCAGCGCCGACGACGAAGACCTTCTCGAGGAGGGCACGAAGAAGCTGAAGGAGCTGCAAGAAGTCGAATCGAGCGAGCTTTCGCTGCCGGAAGACGCGGCGTTCGACGTAGACGACGTGGTCGGAGTCGTATCGGAAGGTTCGGGAAGGGCGATCACCTCATCCGTCGCAAAGGTCATCGTGAAGATCGGAGAGGACGGCATTCCACAGATCACGAACGAGATCGGAGAAACATCCAAATCGAGCAGCTCTGTCGGTTCTTCGGGTGGGTCGTCGGGAGGAGGCGCATCGTACACCGCCGGCGACGGAATCAGCATAGTCGGAGGCGTCATATCCGCCGACGTGACCGAGGGCGACCTCGACGGAAAGGCCGACAAAAACCACGCGCACAGCTGGGGTTCCGTGACGGGCAAGCCCGACGCCTTCCCGCCGGACGACCATGACCACGACGGGCGATACTACACAGAATCGGAGACCGATTCGCTGCTCGAAGGGAAGTCGGATGCCGGACATGCGCATGGATGGTCGGAGGTAACCGGAAAGCCCGCAAGCTACCCTCCGTCAGAGCACAACCACGCCGCGACGGACATAACCAGCGGGACGCTCCCGATCGTTCGCGGCGGAACAGGCAAGACAACCGATAAAGCAGCCCAAAACGCGATCCTCGGAAACGCCAACGATGTGACTTCCGGCTTTACGGACGAGGTCAAGATACCCGTTTTCTACGTTTCTCCAAACGACGAGAGCGGTGCGGTCAACAAGAGAACCGTGCTGAACCTGTGGAACTACATCGCCGGCAAGATTCGAAGCGCGTTCGGGTTCAGCTCGTCGAACGTCCTGCCTGTCTCCAACGGCGGGACCGGCGCAACGACGGCAGCCGAAGCGCTGGCAAAACTGGGGCTCACCGCCACGGCGGCCGAGCTGAACAAGCTGGACGGCGTGACGGCGACAACGGCAGAGCTGAACTATTGCGACGGCGTGACGGGCAACATCCAGACCCAGCTTGACGAAAAGGCTGCAAGCCAGCATACGCACAACTATGCCGGCTCTTCCAGCGCTGGAGGTGCTGCGACCTCTGCGAACAAGCTGAACACGAACGCGGGAGACGCGAACACGCCCGTGTATTTCAGCAACGGCGTTCCGAAAGCTTGCGAGTCTCTCGACCTTGACACGTCGGGAAACGCAGCCACGGCTACCAAGGCGACGCAGGACGGAAGCGGCCAGAACATCGCCGACACCTACATCAAGAGCTTGTCGGCGTCCGGTAAGACGATCACCTACACCAAAGGCGACGGAGACACCGGAACGCTAACGACGCAGGACACGAACACGACCTACTCGGCGATGACGGGTGCGACGTCGGGCGCTGCTGGAAAATCAGGCCTCGTCCCGGCCCCTGCTGCCGGCAAGCAGGCCAGCTTCCTGCGCGGTGACGGATCGTGGGCCGTTCCGGCTAACACGGTCTACACCCATCCGACCACGGCCGGGAACAAGCACATACCTGCTGGAGGTTCGTCCGGTCAGATACTCCGATGGAGCGCTGACGGGACGGCGGTTTGGGGAGCAGACAACAGCACAACGTACGATGTGGTGACATCGTCGAAAAACGGGCTCATGAGCGCAGCGGACAAGGCGAAGCTAGACGCCATCCAATCGGGGGCGACATCGCTCAAGTGGCAGGACGTGTACCCGGTCGGAGCGATCTACCAGAGCTTCGACCCTACCAGCCCCGCCGCGCTTTTCGGCGGATCGTGGACTCAGATCACCGGCCGCTTTTTGTATTGCACAACCAACACTGCCGCTGGAGGCTCCAACTCCCATACCCTGACAACCGCCCAGCTCCCGAAGAACAAAGCGTACTCGTCCGTTAACGTCAACGGGAACGCGGGCTTAGACCAGATGCTCTACACAGGCGCGTTCACGCAAGGGAGCGGCTACGTCTATTTTCGGCTGACGTACATGGGCGGCGGGTCGTCGCACAACAACATGCCCTCGTACCAAGGCGTATATGCCTGGCGGAGGACAGCGTAAACGAGAGGAGGAAAACCATATATGACAGTCGAGCTAATCACCGGTCAAGGCAGCACCGACCACATCAACTCGAAGGACGTCGGCGCTTACCAGGCGTACACGTTCGGCCCAGGACGCTACGTCCTCAACGGGTGCGAATGCACCGTAGTAGATTCCAACACCGTCCGCATCTCTAAAGGCGAGCTGCTGATAGAGGGTCGGCACGTCCGCGTCAAAGGCAGCGAGGACATCGCGATCAGGAGCGGCGCGTCCGGCCAGAAACGCAACGACCTCATAGTAGTCCGCTACACGAAAGACTCCGACAGCATCGAGGACGCGCCACTCGCCGTGATCCCGGGAACGGCAACGGCGGGATCGGCATCC